CGCTAATATCACTGGGATTCACTGTTTTTTACTTATTCATTGGGTTACTACTATCACGTTTTTTCAGAGGTGCTAAATAATGCCCGAACATATTCTTGTATATTCTTTCGTAATAATTTCAGTTATCTCATTAGCCTTAACGATTTATTTGACATATTTTAAAAAATAAACATTGACATCCTCTTAGATCATGTTATAATACAAACTAATATAACGAATGACACCTGGAGGCTTTATAGATGGATGTCGTAATAATGACGCCTGAAAAAATACATCACTCCATAGCACATATGATATCTGCGGGGATTCCGTACATTGATGCTATTTGTGAGTATGCTGCAACTAATAATATCGACATAGAAATTGTGGCCGATGTGATAAAACGCTCAACAATACTCAGAGAAAAAATCAGAGTAGAGGCAGTTGAGTTAAGGATGGTAAAGAAAAGCAATGAACTCGACCTTACCCAGCTATATTAACCAAGCGTCTTTTGATGCTTATGTAACTTACCTCGCAATAAAAAGACATTTTACAACCAAAAATTACGACTATTATAAATATAATGGCAAAGTGAAGGCAAACATAGATTCCTTCGCTGCTCGAAATGATGCATTCTTTTTTAGTAAGCTTTCTAAAAAACAAGATCATATCAACCTAATACTTGCAAATGTAATTGATGAACCTAAAATTTGGGTTCGAGATATCGTTAGTGATGAAGGTGAGCAACGCTACAACAAATGGAAGAAAAAGATTGATTCTTTGGGTTACACCTTTTCAAATGAAATGGCCATACTCAAAGATGATTATAAATCTAATTTTATCGTGAGCAACGGTCAACATCCGTACTTGATTACATTATTTCTTCAAAAGAAGTTATCAATGGAAACATTTACAATTTTGACTCATTCTGCAAATATTTTTGCATATTGGGAAGAAAATATGTCTGACAAATTTATCGCTCAGGATATTATAGATACCTCAAGAAAATATAAACCTTTCTTGAACTATGAAGTACTACGATTTAATACCCTCGTAAAAAATCGCTTTTTGTAATAAAATAAACCGCAAATATAACCAACGTAAATAACGCTATACTACAGGAGATACATCCCCATGGCTAACACCGACTTTTCAGCACTGAAAAAATCACGCTCTGCATCATTAGACAAGCTTAACGGACAGCTAGATAAAATAGCTACAAAAAGCTATGCAAACCCGAACGCCGACAAAATTTGGAAACCAACTCGCGACAAAGCAGGTAATGGCTTTGCAATCGTCCGTTTCCTACCAGCACCTGTTGGTGAAGAAATGCCGTTTGTACGAATTTGGGATCACGGTTTCCAAGGACCAACTGGTCAATGGTACATCGAAAATTCTTTAACTACAATCAATCAAGACGACCCAGTTTCTGAGTTCAACTCTAAATTGTGGAATTCTGGTGTTGATTCTGATAAAGAAGAAGCTCGCAAACAAAAACGCCGTTTGAAATATACATCTAATGTCTTAGTAATTAAAGATTCCTCTAACCCAGATAATGATGGCAAAGTCTTCATGTATTCATACGGTAAGAAAATCTTTGATAAATTGAAAGACTTGATGAACCCAACTTTCGAAGATGAGACACCAGTAAACCCGTTTGATTTATGGGAAGGTGCAAACTTTCGTATTAAGATCCGGTTAGCGGATGGTTACCCAAATTATGATAAATCTGAATTTGAGGCTTCAACGCCTGTTTCGGAAGATGAATCAGAAATTGAAACCATTTGGAACTCACAACATTCATTACAGTCATTACTTGATCCTGCAAATTTCAAGACATATGCTGAATTGAAGACCAAGTTATATCGCGTCCTTGACATTGCTGGTAAATCTGATAATGGAATATCAGCCTCTGCCGCAGAAGAAACAGACAGCGACCTCGACTTGAGTTCAATGAAAACAGCCGAACCAACTTCTACTCCTTCTATTGCTGAAGATGAAGATGAAGACGATGATTTGGCAATATTCAAAAAGCTCGCTGAGGGTTAATATGAGGCCTTCGGGCCTCCTTTCCTTTGAAACAACACACTAGACTTTAATTGAATTTTTATTGGCGTCATAGTAGTAAGCAATTTAAGCACAAATGAAACCGTAGAGGTAAATACATGAGCATAATGGATAAAATGTTAAAATCAGGCTCGATAAAAGGTACTGATGTTCTATCTAAGTCAAAATTCTTTGACGCAAAAAACCCAATAAAGACTGAATTGCCAATATTAGATATTGCGTTCAGCGGATCGTTGGATGGAGGTTTGATCCCAGGATTGACCGTTCTGGCAGGTGTCTCGAAAAGTTTTAAAACTTTACTTGGGCTGTACTGTATGAAGGCATACTTAACCAAACACAAAAAAGGTATCGCTTTATTATATGATTCTGAGTATGGCATAACACCTGAGTATCTTTCAAGTTACGGAATTCCTCTGGATAGAGTATTGCATATTCCAATTGAAGATATTGAAGAATTAAAATTTGATATTGTAAAACGACTTGATGATATTGTAAAGGGTGATGATGTTTTCATTATGATCGACTCTATTGGTAATCTTGCATCAAAGAAAGAAATTGAAGATGCAAAGGCAGAAAAATCTGTGGCCGATATGACTCGTGCAAAGCAATTAAAATCCTTGTTTCGTATGATTACACCTAAAATTACTAAACGTGATATTCCCTGCATTGCAATAAATCATATCTATCAAGAAATTGGTTTATTTCCTAAGAATATCGTATCTGGTGGTACTGGAATTATGTATTCAGCAAACCAAGTATTCATCATAGGCAAATCACAAGAAAAAGAAGGCACCGAACTTGCTGGATGGAAATTTACTATCAACATTGAAAAATCTCGATATGTAAAGGAAAAAGCAAAATTACCTTTCAAAGTTATGTATGACGGCGGAATCCAGAAATGGTCTGCACTGTTTGACCTAGCACTAGAGTCTGGTCATATTGTTAAAGGCGGAACGCAAGGTTGGTATAACGTTGTCGATATGTCAACAGGTGAAGTCATTGAACCCAAACGCCGTTTGAAAGATATCGAATCTGATAACAGTTTCTTTGAAGGTCTTATTGAAGATGAAGCATTCAAAAAACACGTCGAATTCCGCTTTAAATTAAATGCTGCTAACATGCAAGGTGAAGAAGAAGATGCTGGAAACGACGATACTATCTAATTTAATACACAATGACGAATATCAGAAAAAGGTATTCCCATTTATTAAAGATGAATATTTTGAAGATAACTCTTTACGTAAAATCTTTTTAACTTTCTCAGATTATGTCGAGCAATATAAGGCGTCTCCTTCAGTGGAGGCGCTTAAAATATCGCTTGATAAACGCACAGATTTAAGTGAAGATTCATACGGCGAAGTGATGAAAATTGTTGGCAGTCTTGTTGTTGATACTGATACCAACCACGAATTTTTATTGAATGAAACTGAAAAATTCTGCCAAGATAAAGACCTTTACAATTCAATTCGCCAGGCAATTCTTATTTTGGACGGACAAGATAAAGATAATGATAAGGGTTCTATACCAAAATTGCTATCTGATTCGCTGGGTATTAATTTTGATTCTAGTGTGGGCCACGATTATCTTGATCAGTTCGAAAGTCGCTATGATTTTTACCACAAAAAAGAAGAACGCATACCATTTGATATAGATATTCTTAACTCGATAACCAAAGGTGGATTACCTAGAAAATCTATGACTGTACTGCTTGCGACCACTGGAGGAGGAAAATCACTTGTCAAGTGTCATATGGCAGCAAATCATCTGATGTTCGGTAAAAATGTCTTGTATATTACCATGGAAATGGCCGAAGAAAGAATCGCAGAACGTATAGATGCTAACATGTTGGACATTACTATTGATGAAGTCAGTCAATTGCCTCGTGATGTTTACGAAAAACGTTTGAGTCGGATCAAAGGAAAAACTACTGGTAAATTAGTTATCAAGGAATATCCTACTGGTTCAGCACACGCAGGACATTTTCGTCATTTGCTTAATGAATTGAAGATGAAAAAGAACTTTGCTCCGGATATCATATTCATAGATTATCTAAACATCTGTGCATCGGCGCGAGTAAAAGGTGCTGCAGCAGCAAACTCATACACACTTGTTAAATCAATAGCCGAAGAAGTTCGTGGTCTCGCAATGGAACATAACTGCGCTGTTGTTACATCATCTCAGTTCAACCGTGACGGATATTGTCTCGATTTGGATACTATAGTAAATACTGAAAATGGCGATAAAAAAATCAAAGACCTTGAGGTTGGCGATGTGATTCTATCTGATAGTGGCTATAATACAGTAAAAGCTGTATTTGCACAAAAAGAAACTGAAGTGTATTTAATAAGAACAAAAAGTGGTAAATCCATAATATGTTCAGCTGACCATAAATTTCCCGTACAAGGAGAAGATACTGAGCTTACTATCAACACTGGGTTGAGCGTAGGCAATAAATTATTTGCTCTGGAATAATGATTATTTATAAATATGTTTGTTAAACCAACATCATATAGGAATAAACATGAATCAAAGGACAAAAACAAATTACAGGAAAATATGGGAAGAATATAACAGCAAAGTTATACCAGCTGGCAATCACATACATCATATTGACGGTGATAGAAACAATAACTCACCTGAAAATTTATTGTGTGTAACACCTAAAGAACATTGGGAAATACATTATAACCAAGGTGATCCGGTCGCTCTGAACGGCAAATTTATTCAGGGTGCTTCGGAAGCTGGCAAAAAGGGCGGAGCTGTAGGTAAAGGTAAAACTATATCAGACGAACAAAAGATAAAGATGTCGATATCAATGAAGCTTAAATATAAAGAATGTGGTTCTTGGAATAAGGATAGAGAAAGATCCGATGAAACGAAGCAGAAAATAAGCAAAGCTACATCTGGAGAGAACAACCCAAGATATGGTAAAGAAGTAACAAAGGAAACTCGTGCTAAAATTAGTGAAACTAAAAAACGAAAGTTTTCAAGCGGTGAATTAATACCTCACAGTACTAAACACACTAAAGAAACTCGTAAAAAAATGTCTGAATATAAACTAAATTTTTTCGAGAACGGCGGTAAATCTCCATTCGCTAGTATTTATGATGTTATAGATGAAAATGGCGAATGCTTATGTACGGATGCATTAAGAAGCGATGTAGAACAATACCTGCAACTCACGGAAAGGGAATTTTTATCACTGTATGCTTATTCTAAAAGAACTGACAAAATCCACCCAAAATCAAAACTAAAAATTATATCAAAAGGAAAATATTATGATGCAAGATGAGATAATCTCAATTGAAAAATTAGGTAAAAGAAAAACCGTAGATATCGAGGTCTCGGGTAATCATTTATTTTATGCTAACAATATACTAACGCATAACTCGAATTCTGATGTTGATTTGACTAATACATCTGAGTCGATGGGTATTACACACACTGCAGATTGTATCCTCGCTTTAATTACATCTGAGCAATTAGATGAACTTGACCAACTGTGCATCAAACAACTGAAAAATCGTTGGGGTGACTTGAGTCATAATCGCAGATTTAATGTGGGTATAGACCGAGCAAAAATGAAAATATACAACCTTGAACAATCAGCACAAAGTAATGTCAATATGGACACCAGTAAAAGAGCAACTGGCGGAAGTCAGAGCTTTGCCGATGACGCACCGTTTGCCACAGCGAAAGGTAAAAAAGACATATTTGGTAGCGGTAGTTCCTTAATATAACCTAGAGAGAAAAAAGATGGCTTATTCAATATTTCCAAGTACTTACGAGCAGATAGATAGTGAACTTAAACCTTGGGGCAAAAAACAAGTAAAAGAAATAAAGGAGGTCTGGCGTTATCTCAGATCGTCCTTGCCCGCCATAGGAAATCCACTAAATTTTGATATTGGAAAGAATACCAAAATAAACGTAACTCGTGAAATACAAGACTGTATGACATTAAAAGAAATTCAACAGCATACTGGATTCACAACCTTTAGTTTAAAATTTGGTAACGGAAGTTCCGGCAATCGTGGTGCTAATAATCGTGGTATATTATTTGAAAGTCAATTCATGAAATCTCTAAATTTTTGGCGAAGTCGCGATCTGGATAAAATCGACAAAGCAACTCTAGATTCCATTGATGATCTCGACAAAACCTATAACCTTGCATCAGCAAAAGACTTTAAAGTTTTGGAAGTTGGTGCTGCTTGTACAAGGCGGCCACTAGAATTTGGTGAACGTGTAACATTAGCAAATAAATTTGGGTCTGGTTATGACATAGGAAAAACGGTAACTGACCTCACTGTAATGATAGACAACCAAGAAGTTCACTTAAGTCTTAAATT